ACCTGACAGCTACGCAGAAAAAGGCATTCAGAAAAACGGTGAAAGAACTGCGGGCGATCGACCTGATTTCAAACTTGGACGTGGAAGCACTGGCGCGGTTAGTGATCGCGCAGGAGAAATACAGAGAAGTGACAGAAACGATCGCAAAGCAGCCGCTGATGGTAACTGTGGCATACGACACAGGGAAAAAAGATGCAGAAGGCAATCCGATCATGGCGGAACATGAGGTTGTGAACAGTCAGGTGGAACGTCTGGCGATCATTCAGGACAGGTATTTCAAACAGTGCCGACAGGGTGCAGCAGATTTTGGACTGACAGTATCGTCAAGATGCCGACTGATTATTCCAAAAGCACCGGAAACACCGAAGACAAACAAATTTAAAGACAAGTTTGCGTGATGATGCGATGCAGGACAGAACAACACAGTACGCTGCGGATGTCCTTGCGGGAAAAATAATTGCCGGGAATCTGGTAAAACTTGCCTGCAAGCGTCATCTGGATGACATCGAAAAGTCAAAGGCTGCGCCATATAAATATTATTTTGATGTGGAGCAGGCGGAAAGAATCATTGAATTCGCTGAAACATTAACCATTGCAGAAGGTGAAGAGGAAGAACAGGTCGAATGTTACGCATTCCAGTGTTTTATTCTTGGAAATCTGAATGGATGGCGGACAAAAACAGGCGGACACAGAAGATTCCGAACATCATATGTGCAACTTGGAAGACAGAACGGTAAATCTTTTCTGAATGGAATTCTGGCGGCATATTACGGAAATTTTGAGAAGTACAAATATGGTCAGATATACTGCACAGCAACGAAAAAAGATCAGTCGCTGATTGTATTCAATGAAATTGTGAAGTTTATCCGGTCAGATCCTGATCTGGATGAATGCTTCAACATACACGAACACAACAGCACAATAGATTGTTTGCTGACACATAGCAAAATAAAGGCACTTTCAGGAGATACGAAGTCGATCGACGGATTCCGCCCGTATCTTGGAATTGTTGATGAATACCATGCACACAAAAACGACCAGATGTACAAACTTCTGGAAGGCGGAATCAAGAAGATGAAATCTGCGCTGATCAGTGTGATCACGACAGCAGGGTTCGATCTGAAGTCACCATGTTATGCATTGTATGAATATTGCGTGAAGGTGCTGAAAGGCATTGCACACAATGATTCACAGTTCATATACATCGCACAAATGGATGAAACAGACGACATGTGGACACCGAAGAATTGGATCAAGGCGAATCCAATCCTGCAATATGATCCGGAAGCACTTGAAAACATGGTTCCGATTGCTGAAACAGCGAAAGAAATGGGCGGATCCAGTTTGCGCGATTTCATTGTGAAACAGCTGAACATGTGGATTCAATGGACGAATGATGTCTATTTGAAAGACATGGAATTGTGGCAAAATGGCGCAACAAAGAAGACACTAGAAGATTTTCGGGGACAGAAGTGCTATGTGGGACTGGATCTTTCTGCTGGTGGAGATTTGACATCACTGGCGATCGTTTTTCCGTTCTTGAAAGATGATGTCAGAAAATATTTTGTTCATGCACACAGTTTCATACCGAAAAGAAGGGTTGAAGAACATATCAAAACAGACCGGACGGAATATGACTTATGGATCCGCGACGGACTTGTGACGGTAACAGAAACGATGGGCGGGGTAAAAACTGACTATCGGTATATTTTAACCTACTTGGAAAAAATCATCACCGATTATGAACTGGATGTGCAATTTATTCTTTACGATCCGCATAATGCGTCAGCTTTCCTGACTGATTTGGAAGCATTGGGATTCGACAGCGTGGCTGTAACACAGTCAGCAAAGGCACTGAATGATGCAACGGTTGATTTCAAACTTGAAATTGAATCCGGAAATGTGGAACACGATGGAAACGCGATGATCAAATGGTCGATCGCGAATGCAAAGACAACTTCCAACAGTTTTGGAGAAATCAAGATCGACAAAGAGTATCAGACAGAAAGAATCGACGTGATAGATGCGATTATTGACGCATGGACAGCCGCAATGAAAGGCGAAGTGAAACAGAATACAGCAGAATCGGTCGAAGAATGGCTGAAACTATATGAAGCAAGCAAGAAAAAACAGGCGAGGGGGTGATGCAGGTTGAATGTATGGCAGAAGTTCAAAGGATGGATTGCAAAAAAAATGAACTTCACCGTGGAAACATCGCCAGCGATGAAGGAAGAATCATTTCTTGAATGGATTGGTGTGAAAAGAAAAAACAAGGATGTGATGGCGGAAGTAACGTACTTCACATGCTTGAAAATGATGTCTGAAACGCTGGCAAAAATACCGTGGAAATATTATCAAAAAACAGACAAAGGGATCATTGAACCAGAACTGTCGGATGTTGCGAAACTGCTGAAAAACAGACCGAATCCATTTATGACGCCCACAGCTTTCTGGAATGCTGTGGAGATGAACCGAAACCACTTCGGAAATGCGTATGTATATGTCAGGTCGAAGTTCAAAAGAAAAAAATACGGCGGAGAATACAAAGTCATGGACTTGTGGATCATGCCGTCGAACTGCGTGCAGATCGTAGTGGATGATGAAGGATACTTCGGAGGAAGGGGAAAGATCTGGTACGTCTACAACGATAAATACAGCGGACAGCAATATGTGTTCGGGACAGATGAAGTCCTGCATTTCAAGACATCACACAGCTTGGATGGTATTACGGGGCTTCCTGTGCAGGCAATATTGAAGACAACTGTGGAGGGCGCAGCGGCATCACAGGACTATCTGAACAGTTTATATGAAAGCGGACTGACTGGGAAAGCAACGCTGGAATACACAGGAGATCTGAACAAAGATTTGAAAGAAAAACTGGTGCAGGCATTTGAAGAATTCGGATCAGGTGCAAAAAATGCCGGAAAAATCATTCCGGTTCCACTTGGGATGAAGCTGACGCCGCTGGATATTAAACTTTCGGACAGCCAGTTTATCGAATTAAAGAAATATTCAGCACTTCAGATTGCAGCTGCATTCGGAATCAAGCCGAATCAGATCAATGATTATACAAAATCTTCGTACAGCAACAGCGAAATGCAGCAGTTGTCATTCCTGACAGATACGATGCTTTTTGTGTTAAAGCAGTACGAAGAAGAAGTTAATTATAAGTTATTGACAGATGAAGAAGCCTTCAGTGAAGGAAAATATTACAAACTGAACGAAAAAGTTTTACTAAGAACTGACAGCAAGACACAGATGGAGATTTTCGCAACAGGTGTCCAGAACGGAATTCAAAAAGTGAATGAATGTCGACGAAAACTGGATCTGATGGATGCAGAAGGCGGCGATCAGCTGATCGTGAACGGAAATTATATTCCGATCACAGAAGTTGGAAAGCAGTACGAAAAAGCAGGAAATGCACAGCAGCAAAGCGTGCTTCCTATACAGCCGGAAACGGATCAGAAAACGCAGAATGATCCGGAAGAAGGAGATCGGGCAGACACGACCGGAACAGAACCTGATGAAAAAGAATCGCAGGAAGGAGGGGAAAACGATGAAGAATAAATTCAATTTTTCACGGAGAAATCCAAAAACAAAGAAGATTGAAAATACTGGGTTTATGGAATTCAGAAATGTATCGAATAATGCAGCGGATCTGTATATATACGGCGACATTGTTTCTTCGACATGGGAAGCATGGTGCGATGAAGATACATGCCCGCAGGACATATCAGACTTTATGAATCAGATTGAACCGGGGGCAGAACTGACGGTGTACATCAACAGCGGCGGCGGTGATGTATTTGCCGGGATAGCGATTCACAGCATTTTATCACGGCATACCGGACATAAAACAGGCATCGTGGACGGAATGGCTGCGTCGATCGCATCCGTGATCCTGATGGCTTGTGATTCGATTGTAATGTCATCGGGAGCGCAGATCATGATTCACAAACCGTTGTCATGGGCGTATGGAAATGCGGATGATTTTCAGCGACTGATCAGTGAACTGGATAAATGTCAGAAAAGCATCACGGACATATATATGGGACGGGTGAAAGAAGGTGTGACAGAAGAACAGGTCACAGATCTGATCAATGCTGAAACATGGATGACGGCAGAGGAAGCAAAGGAAATCTTCGATGTGCAGACCGAAGAACGTCCAGCGGTCGCCGCCTGTGTTGGCTGGATGATGGAGAATTTTAAAAAAGCACCGGAAGGCATTAAAACACAAAGCGCAGATGATGTGACGGCGAAGATTACAGCCGAAGAAGAAGCGATCATCGAAGAAATGGAACTTTTCGGAATCTAAGGAGGAAAACAAAATGAGCAAAGAAGCAAGGGCATTGCTGAAGAAGATCAATGACAAGAAAAATGCGATCAGAGGTCTTCAGGGACAGGGAAAAACACAGGAAATGAAGGATCGGATGACGGAACTTCGTGAGATGCAGGAAGAATTCGACATGCTGATGGAAATGGAAGAAGACGATGACGATGGAATCAAGGATTCTTTACACAATGGGAAAGTGAAGGAAGTTGAAGATGGTCAGAAGTCTAAAAAGTACAGCAAAGCGCAGGTGTGCAAAGCGTTTGTAAACAGGATCGTATGTGGCCTTCGTAAACGTGCTATGCCGGAAGAAGATCAGGAGATCATGGACAGCTTTAAAAACATGATGAAGGAAGGTGAAGACGAGGATGGAGGGTTTACGGTTCCAGAGGATGTAAGCACAGACATCATTGAACTGCGCCGAACAGAAAACGATCTGGAACAGTACGTCAATGTTGAAAAAGTAGCAACAATGAGTGGATCCCGTGTGATCGAGGTTGATGCAGACAGTACACCTTGGGGCGATGTGGATGAAGGCGGAGAATTTGAAGAGGAAGAAACACCGAACCTGAAACAGATCAAGTATGCAATCAAGAAAAAGGGCGGAATTTTGAAGACAACACGCGAACTGCTTCAGGATACTGCTGTGAATATTCTTGCATACCTGAATAAATGGATCGCAAAGAAGTCAAGAGCGACAAGAAATGCCGCAATTCTGAATGTGATTAACACAATCACAAAAGGAAAAGAAGTTGCGGTTGCGACTTTTGATGATTTCAAAGATGTATTCAACGTGAGGCTGGATCCGGCGATTGCAGTAAGTTCTATTGTACTGACGAATCAGGATGGCTTTAACTACATGGACAAGCTGAAGGATAAGGATGGCAAGTACATCATGCAGCCGGATCCGACAGATGCAACAAAGACACTTCTTTTTGGCAAGTATCCGGTAAAGGTTGTGAGCAATAAGACACTGAAAAGCACAAATGTATTAAAAGGCGGAGCAGGAGCTGACAAAAACGATGTGACTGGTTACAAATATCCGGTATACAT